ATACCTTGGATGAAACGTATGGGCCTGCGAATGCTGGTGCTGATACACCAAGGGCGAGCAGGCCGACTGCTAATGCTTTCATGAGTTTTTCTAGAATAAACCTTACTATATTAACATGATAAATGTATCATAAACTACACTTAAACTTTTCTTAATTTTTATTTCCTAACATAAAAAAAGACCCCTGTTGTGGTCTTGATTGTCTATTACTTTTTGTAAAGTAAATGTATCTTAGGATACACTATATCTTGCGTTGAGTAAAATCAATTCCTTCTAAATGATCGTATTCGTGTTGAAAGATTCTACAAATAAATTCTTTTAATTTTTGTTTATGAACCTTTTTATTCTCATCTTCATACTTAACCACAATTGTTTTTGGTCTCTCAATTTTTATAAAAACATCTGGATAAGATAAACATCCTTCATCATATTGAATTGTTTTCTTCGACTCTTTAATTATTTTTGGATTAAAACAAGTGATTGTTTCATTAGTTTCCAAATTACACATCATCACAAATGCTCTCTCTTGTATACCAATCTGATTGGCTGAGAGACCAACACCATCATAGTACAGCATATTTTCAACTAATGTCTTTGATAACTCGTGACGATCTAAATTATAACTACACGACTTTATCTTGTTGTGTAGCATATAATCATCTGAATCAATCAGTTTCTTGATCATCTTCTTTCCTTGGATTGCTTATAAACCAAGAAGGAGACTCCATAATAACATCTATGCATACCCATTTTGCATAGTGGATTCCACGATAACACAGAAAAGCAAAGACCTCTTCGATATCATGCTTCTCTTCGTCCCATTCTGGTGCTTGTCCTTTACCTAATAAGTGTAACATTTGTCTTTACCTCCTGTAACAATATTTATTGTTTGAATTTCCAGACAAAAAAAGACCCCCGAAGGGGTCTGAGTAGTTCCGTGTAGAGACCGCACGAAAGGTCTCAGCACTATTTAGAATGTGAACTTAACACCTGCTTTTGCACCCCAGTCAACATCATCTTCTGCAGTTACAGCAGATAACTCGCCATAAAACTTATCATATGAACCACCAACATAACCGATGAATTCTACATCACCGAACTCGTCAGCTGCTTCTGTGTGAGTTACTGTTGGGCCACCAGACACGTACCAACCGATACCTGATTCTGTTGCTCCTTCGTAACCAACTACTGCTTCAAGAGCACCAGATGTATATGCACCATCAGGGTATGAACCAGACGCTTCCAAATTGACGTATGGGCCTGCAAATGCAGCACCTGCGAATAGGAATGGAGATGCAGCAACTGCTGCGATTGTAGACTTAATAGACATTTTTGTTTTATAGTATCTCGCAAGAAAAAATCCTGCGGATGGAAAATCTTTCGACAATAAGATTTTTACATCAACGCAGGGTACGATCTTTCGGGCCTTTGCTTCTGTAATGATATTTAGTTTAACATATGATTAAGAATGTGTCAAGTGTTACGAAATTAAACTATTTTCCCTCTTCTGGTGGTAGTCTCCCCATATATGGATCATAATCAAACAACTCATCCCAATTCTCAATCTTGTTTGAATCATTCTCCCAAAAATTTGTAAGTCCATTATGACTACTACGATGAAATACTTCAACGTGGTCTCCATGTATTGATGACCCCATTTCTATTTTATATAAAAGTAATGGCATTGCATAAGTATTACCAGAATTGTATATCAAATCATCTGCAACTGCTCTTGGTTTTGCTCCTTGATCTAATTTGTACTTATCACCACGACAATGAAGATTTACAAGTTTAGTTGCATGGTGACGAGTAATCAAATAAGATGCAGTTGAAAAATCATTTACAAATCTCTTATGCATCTTTAAAAATAATTGACCAGGATTTATGATTGCAGTTTGAAATACATCAAAATCATATGGTATCTTGGACATAACATCTCTCCAAGAAAAATTCCAGTGTCTTACAGGATTGAAATCACAATCATCTTCGATAATGAATGCGTAAGGTTCTTCTGTTTTAAGAAACTCTTTCATTGCTTTCAAATGAGATGTCACACATCCAACTTCACCTGATGACATCTTGTCAGGATACTTACCTTTTATAATATCACTTAAATCATCTTCACGACCATCATATGCAGAGATACGTGTATAGTTTTCAATTTCCCAATATTTAAATTGAGTTTCCATGTAGAACCATCTCTCTGGTTCACCATCTAAGTTTATACAGTAAACTGGTGGTAAACTTTTTAATTTATATGCTGATTTATTTTTGTCCATATTAATCAAGAATATCGATTGTTGGTGTCCATCCAAGTTTCATTAATTGTGAAATGTCAGCACAAGTAATATCTCTTTCACCTGGTGTATCTTCTTTAATAGGTAAGTGTCCCATTCCCATTTTAGTTGCAAGGTCAATAACTGATACAGGATTTCCTGTACCAACATCTAATACTCCAGTATAACTACTCGGAATCAAAGTTGCAATAGCAGTTACAATATCATTAACATGAATCCAATCTCTTTTATGTCTTGTAAGATAAGTTGCAGTTTTTTCTTCTAGCATACGATATAACATATCAGAACGACTTACTTTTTCTGACCACACATTAAAGAATCTCATACCCACACTATTTGGTGGTGCTTGTATCTCATTTACTTTCTTAGATATTGCATAAGCATTGATCCACCATTCATAAACAGATGCAGAACTTGCATACAAACATCTGACATTATTATCTCTACAGTAATCAAATATGGGTTTAGATTTTACAACATTATTTTCCCAGAACAAATCAGGATTTTCAATAGCCTCACGTATCGCAGCATTTGCTGCTAAATGTATTACTACATCATACTTTTTATTTGTTTTAAAATCTCCTATATCATATGGAATATCATATCCATCAACTTCGTGTCCGTGTGATAGAAGATGTTCATAAACATGACTCCCTATAAAACCAAGATGTCCTGTGACTAATGCTTTCATTTAAATAACAATACAACCTTTTGGGTACAAATCCTTTGTGTCTTTGTCTGCGTAAGCAGGCCCAAACCACATCTTTGGTGCTACTACTTTTTTGTATTCATTTTGAATCAACCAAGCACCCCACCAAGACATAGAACTATTTGCTATTATAGCATGATCACATAAAGTCATCAAGCATAGATCAATATAAGGAACCAATGCACCATCGGAAAATTTATCAGTTTGTTCTGATATCATAAATCTATCTGGTTTAAATAAATCTTGTTCCTTTACCCAATCAATTGAATCAGAGAAAACAACAACTGGCATATCATCATCAAATTCTTTTAATGCTTTTTCATAATATTCTAATGGTTGTGGTGGATGTTGAGATGAACATTGTGTGTAAGCCCATTTGAATCCTCTCTTATCTGCTAGATTTGGATCGCCACGACGAACATGTAAGAATATGACTTCATCTCCTAAATCTTTTCTAAATCCTTCACAAGGTTCTAACCATTCTTTTTTAAAAGTAAAGTCTTCTCTTATCTCATCTTCAATATGTTTAAAATATTTTTCTGATTGAAAGAATCCATAGAGTCCAGATCCGTCAGGAAAAGTATTAAATAAATCTTCATCAAAATGAAAATGTTTTTCTGCAATAATATCATATTGTGTATTCAACCAACCAATTTTTTTATTATCAGAAAGTTCAAATGCTTCTATCAATCCATAATTATCAATCTGTATTCTAGGATTCTCTGGAGGAATAGTATATTCATATCCTCTATGTGCTGCAATACCTTTTAGTGCTGCATATTGAAACATTTGGTTTCCCAAACGACCCATTGTACCAATGTGATCAAACCCAATCATTTTTCATCTCCTCAAATATTTTTTTGATACCTGATCTTAGTGTAGTTTTTGGTTGCCACCAATCAAGTATAAATGTATTTGCTTTATTTTTCTTATCTAATTGTACAGTATCTGTTGAATTAGATGGAATTATCTGAACTTGTTTACCTTCTTCAAGAAATAAGTCCTGTATCACCTCTGCGACTTCTAAGATTGAACTATTTTTAAATGAAGTGATATGTAATGGGTCATCTGATTTAAATTGATCATACTTTTTCATAATAATTTTTAGTGCTTTACAGCAATCTTCTGCGTATAAAAATTGTCTTTCTTCTTTTCCATCTGTCATCATCTCAATAACACCATTTTCAAATCCTTTACTAATAAAATCAGTAATTACGTGTGCCTTTTCCATATCTTTTTCAATGCCATATACATTCCAAAAATGAACTATCAATCCACCTAATGATTTAGTATACATCTCACCAACTCTTTTCATCACACCATATGGAGAGTATGACATATTACTCATTTGAGATGATGCAAATACAAATGGTTTTTTATAATCTGCAAGATGACCAAAAACATTTGCCATCATTCGGGTATTGTTATCTATGAATTTAAAAGTATGTTGATACCTTTTTAGATAATGTGATCCACCAACATCAAAGGCAAGAAAGAAAACAAAATCAGAATCCATAATCACATTTCTTAAAAATGCATTTGGAATATGAGTCATATCTTCGTGTGGATCATTTGCAATATCAAACTCTCTTACGAAGTAACCTTTCTTACGAAGATAAGTTGTAAGATATGCACCTATCTGTCCACTTGAACCAAGAACAGCAACTCTCTTTTTAGTCATACTTTTTCAAATACTCCTGTTGTGAATAATATTCCAAAAGGTTTTGTTTATCCATAGTTTGAATTTTTTCCCATTCACCCATATTTGATTTCATATGTGGATTAGAGAACCAAGAGTTTTCTCCTCTTGCGTGTTCTAAATGATAAACATAATTATTAATTCTCCCTACATTATAACCCAAAGTTTTAAATCTGTAAAATCTTTCCTTATCTTCTGGTGCATATGCTTTGAAATTCTCATTTTCCATACCACCATCAATATAAACTTGTCTCTTAAAAAATTGTGCCCAACCAAAATCTGATGTATGAGTTTTAGAAACAGAATCTAAATGTGAATAATCAGTTTTATCTAGAAAATTAGAAACAATTTCATCGGTGGCTAACACCTGTTTCTGATACATTCCTTGACCATAAGGATATACAACATCACACTCACCATCAACTATACTATCATATGCACTT